TGGGACCTGGTGGTGAGCCTACTTTTCAACCCCTGGTACCTTGGAAACCAAGCACTTAGGACATTTCAAATGGCACACAAACGAACAAAAAACAAGCAAAAAACGAGCGAAAAACAAGCACAAAAGGACCCAATTTCGGCCCTCGATTCGTTCATTTCTGGCAAAGAACAGGCTGAGATAGAAGTAGTTGCGTCCAAAAAGGTCAGTCGTGCCAGGACCGTGACCGGGATTCGCCCTGCAACCAAGTTAAGCAGGGACGAAAAGGCATATTTCACTGCAGTTGTGGACTTCCTAAACGAGGCCGGTTTGCTTGAGGTTGTGGACTCGCTTTTGCTGACTTTGCTGGCGAAAAATTACTCGGTCTGGAAGATGATGCAGGACCAGCTCAACAACGTCTCCGACTACTTCGTGACCCACTCAAATGGGACCACTTCTCCGAGCCATTTCTACAACGTTTCGATGGCTGCAGAAAACCAGATTTTGAAGCTGAGCACAAAGCTCGGTTTGTCCCCTCAGGACAGGAGCAAAATGCTGGGTGCGCTTGCGTCTGCGGAGGTGGCGAAAAGCAAGACCTCTGAAAGTGACAACCTGAACAACCTCCTCAATGACTAAACCTCCAAAAAACCTCTGGGCTCAATACGCTCGCGACATCGCGACCGGACAAGAACCGGCTGGGGAATACATCCGGAAGGCAATTGAACGCTTTCTGGAGCTCCTAAACGACCCAGGAGAGTGGAAATTTGATGCTGCGGCCGGTGAGAAGTACATTCAGTTCATCCAGGAGTACCTCGTGCACACACGAGGGCAGTGGGCCGGAAAGCCGTTCATCCTGAGTCCCTGGCAGCAGTTTCTCGTGGTGAACATTTTCGGCTGGTTTCACGCCGAAAAGGGTTACCGCAAACACAGGACTGCGTTGCTCTTTGTGGCTCGCAAATCCGGCAAGACCCAACTGGCTGCGGCAATCGCAATTGCGATGATGGTTTTGGACAAGGAATCTGCAGGTGAATACGTCTTCAGTGCGACCAAAAAAGACCAGGCAAAAATCGCATTCGATGAGGTCAGCAGAATGCTTCAGCGGGCACCGAAAGAAGTCAAGCGCAGGTTCCGAGTAAACAGGCACGATGTGGTTGCCCCGTACGATGGCACATGCAAGGCCCTTTCGAGTGATGCAAACACACTCGACGGGCTTAGCCTTCAGCTTGGTGTTTTGGATGAGTACCACGCACAGAAAACCTCTGACCTGTGGAACGTTCTGAAGTCATCCATGGGCTCCAGGAAAAACCCGCTCATGCTTGCAATATCCACGGCCGGATTCATCAAGGACGGGCCGTGCGCGGAGGCGATGAAAACCGCCAAGGAAGTTCTGGACGGGGTGAAGACTGATGAACGCACCTTTTCATTGATATTTCAAATTGATGAAGAGGACGACTGGAAAGACGAATCTGTTTGGGTTAAGTCGAACCCAGGAATTGGTGATTCAATCACGCTCGAGTATCTCCGTTCTCAGGCTCGCCAGGCCATGAACATCGGAGGCCGTGCCATTGTCGAATTTCAGACCAAACATTGCAACCTTTTCACGGGCTCTGTGGAAGTCTGGATTCAGCCTGAAATTGTCGAGGCACAGCGAGAAGAGTGGACGCCCCCTGCGGGCCATCCAGTGTACGCCGGTTTGGACCTCGCTTCTGTCTCGGACATCTCTTCCCTAGCTCTGATTTTTCCACGCGATGATGGCAGTCTTTTCCTTCAGACATTTCACTGGCTTCCTGAGCGTGCCGTGGAGCGCAAACTCGACCGAGATGAATCATCCATCTACGGTCGAATGGCGGAGCAGTTCGACAACGTTTTTGTGACCCCCGGAAACGTGACCGACTACAGTGCCATCCGTCAGTTCATTTCTGGAATGTTTCTGGACGATTCTGGAGCCTTCAAGAACGATGAGAATGGCATTGCGAGCAAATACGATTTGAGAGCGATGGCGTACGACCGCTTCAACTCCTCGCAGCTCATCATTGACCTGGTGAATGACGGAATCGAGTGCGACCCGTTTGGACAAGGTTTCGTGTCCATGAGCGCTCCCAGTAAGGAGTTCGAAAGGCTTATGCTTGATGGTGACCTTTGGCACGATGAAAACGACGTTTTCAAGTGGATGCTCAGCAACGTTGCGCTGCAGTTTGACCCAGCCGGAAACGTCAAGCCTTCCAAGGACAAAAGTGGTGACAAAATCGATGGAATTGTGGCAACCGTGATGGCCATCGGAATGCGAATGATTGATGAGGCTTCGCAGGACAAAGACGACTATGAAATTCCAGAAGACTGGAGGCCTCGTTTTATCTAGTTGGCGCCGCCCGAAAGTTCAATCGTTGTTCCTTCTGATATTTGATTCATGGAAGCAAAAATTAGAGAGGGATTGAAGCGACTTTTGCGCCTGGGAAAAGAGGTGGAAAGAGCTGAGGACGAAAGCCACTACATTCACCTCCCTACAGGTACCAAATTGCAACGCTGTACCCAGTGGATTTCTGGCGGGGTTCCGCTGGTGATTCCGGACGTGTGGAAAGGCTGCCTGCCGATAGGCAGCATGGTCGACCAATGTGTGCGAGATTTCTTTGTTGAAGGGCTCGAGGAAATGTCTGCCTTCATGTACTGCAATCACATGCAGTTCAGGGCATATGAGCAGCTCGTTGCTGACCTCAAAAAATTCAAGGAGGAATACGGTGGCGATTGGCACGTTTTTGCTGACCGAGTTTTTCTGTTTTCGTTGTCATTAGGCGTGGGCGGTGAGGTTGACCTTTTGCTGGTCAACAAGGAGACCGGTGCCATTTGGATTGTTGACATGAAAACAAGCCGCGGAGGGACGAAATCCTTCACCAAACGCTACAAGAAAAACGAGCCCACAAAACTCGAGAAGTATTCCTTGCAGCTCAACACCTACCGCTACATGGCGGAGGAGATGAGCGGACTCCAGGTGCATCGCTTGTCAATCCTACCAATCAAGGTCTTTTACCCGCCCAACGGCAGCACCACCGATGAGGCATATTTCGAACCTCAAATTGATATTGAATTCTGCGACCCAATTGCAGCAAGGGACGCGCTAATTGAAGCACAATGAGTAAACCAGAACCGTACCACCGCAGAGTCCGAACGGGCTCAGGGTTTTTTACTCTCGAGCAATGCCGAGAGCTTTTCGCTTGGTCCTTGGAGCAGTTTGTTCCTGAGATTGAGCAACGAGAAATTGCAATGCAAACCAGCAGTATTTGCGGCCGCCAACTTGGCCTGAAAATGCACACCGCAAACGTGATGAATTTGGTGCGTTTTTGGCTCATCAAAAACACGGACACGCCGACCGTGATTGTGGCAGAAGCGAGCGCGGTCCATCACTCAACTGTGACCAGGAATGTGCAGCGCTTCGAGGACTACCTTTTGCAGGACAATTCCTTTCAAAAAATCCTGAACGAGATTGATGAAATGGCTATGCGGTTTGACCGCAAGCATTTTGTGCCCAAAACTGAGCACCGCCCTGCAGCTGAAATCAAATGAGCAACTGATATTTGACCATGGCAATTCCAAAGATTTTACGCGTCCAAATCAACGTGGATGCGATTGACAAAAAGCACCTGTACAAAGGCAAGAAAGGGACGTATCTGAATGTGGCCCTTGTGAACACTCCTGACAGCCAATACGGCCAGGACTATATGGTAACCCAGGACCTCCCCAAAGAAGCACGCGACGCTGGCGAACGGGGTCCAATCCTGGGCAACGCTTCGGCGTTGTATTTGGAGGATGGAATCCCTGCCAAAAAAGAGGAAGGTGCCATGACTTCAGCGGCTCCCGTTGCTGACGACAAATCTGACGATTTGCCGTTCTGAGCCGTCTGTGTGTTTGAACCGGAAAGGGGTGACCAACGGCGCCCCTTTCTTTTCGCAAAATCCGTACAAATGAACATCAATGAAAAATCCCCTGCATTCGCTTCTAATCAAGCCCGAGGAGCTGCGCGCAAAAGCGAATGAAATCCGCCGGTCAGGAACACGTCGTGGAGAGTATTCCGGCTTCGAATCACTGGACAAAATTTTCACAGCGAAAAAAGGCTTCCCGCTCTTCATCGCGGGAGCGCCTCACAGTGGAAAATCGCAGGTCGTGAAACAGCTCGCAATCAACTGGGCAACGGAGCTCGGTTGGAAGGGCATTCTGTACATGGGTGAAGAGGGTTCCGCGGTGGACTTGTTGCTTGACCTGGTTGAAGTGAAAACCGGAAAATCCGCTCGGCTGAATGATGCTGACGCGGACGATTCAAAAACGCCAATTTCATCGGACGAATTCGAGTACACAATCCACTGGCTTGACGAGCATTTCACAATCATCGACCCGGAGAAAGCCGTGGACGTTGCGTCCTGGACGTACGACACCTTCAACGAGCTCCTCAAGGAGGCCGGAGATTTCGACTTTTCCGTCTTGGACCCGTTCAATGATTTGGACCGCGATATGGAGCTCCGTGATGACCTCTGGTTGACCAAGGTTCTGAAGGACGTTCGGATTGCTGCACGGCGCTCAAATCGGGTCGACGTGATTGTGAACCACATCGCGAAGACGCAGCACGACGGGAAGACCTCAAATGGCATGCCCGTGAGCAAGCCCGCGAGACCTAACGAATGGGCTGGCGGTCAGACCTGGTACAGGCGAGCTTTCACCATGCTTTTGGTGTATCGTCCACCCGAGCACGAGTTGATTGATTTTTGCCCGTTCGATGAGGCTGGCGAGGGCTATCAAGTCGGACCCGGTGAAATGTGGATTCAAAACCAGAAAGCGAAGCCAAAAGGCTCGGGCAAACTCGGGTGGGCGCGGCTGTACTACGACACCTCCAGAAACCAGGTTTTCGAGCTTGACGAAACCGGCCCAAATGGACGATGGACGTTGGGTCCTGAACAGAAGGTCAACCGCTACTATTCGGGCCAATTGAAGGCGTACAGGGAGAGCCAGGGCGGTCAGGGTAACACCCAGGCCACCCAGGAAGACCAGGACAACCCAAACAAGCTACTGTTTTGAGCAGCATCAAGGAACTGAATTACCTAGCTGCGAAAATTGAATTCCAAGGAATGATGGAGGCCCTCATGGCGCAGCTCGACGACAACTCCGAACGCATGTCGGAAAAGCAAGTTGAAAGCTGGCAGAAAATCGCACACCTCGGTTTGTTGTTTGTCGACCAGTGTGAAGACAACTTTCTGGAGATTTCGAAGCTCAACATTCAAGCCCGCAGGTACTGCAAGGAGCTTGCTGAGCAGCGTGCAAAAATCCAGGAGCTCAGAACGGAAATCGCACGGGTCAGAAGGATGAACGTGGAGCTGAATGAGGCTCTTGCAAAAGGCATCCGAGTATGACACCGCCCACAATCAAAACCGGTTCAATTGGTGACCTTCACGGTATGGACAAAAAGCAGAAGATTTTTGAGCGAATGCGCGACACAGTTGAGAGCGTGCACGAGCACATTGAAATGGAGTTTTCTGGTGAGGCATTTGCCGTGTGGATTTTCGGAACCTCGAACAAGGTGACGACGATGGTAACGAAGCCGGAGAAGCTTGCTTTTGCACAGGACACCGTGACCGCCGCGGTGAGTTCAAATCCGGTCATCAAGGAGCTGTTCACCCAGGGTCTTGCTGGAGAGAAAAATACCTACTACGACAACGATGAACTCGTTTTCGAAAAGCAGCCGACCAGGCGTGAAATCCTGGCAGCTCTGAACCTTGAGGCGAAGCTCATGTTCAAGGTCATTGAGCAAGCCCTAAACACGAAGCGCGTGGCTCCTGATGCACACGGCAATGTTCCGATGAATGTGCTGACGGACTACGTGCTTCCGAAATTTCAAAACCAGACTGGTTTCCTCTTGTCTGATTCCATCTCGTTGATGGCCGACGTGCTCGACCTGTGCGGGGCGGAAACGTATGAGGGGGATGATGATTCAAACGCAGAAATCAATTTCACAAATTCAGTTTTCAAATGGCGAAAAAATTAAGCCCTTCCGAAGCTGCGCGAATGCGCAAGCTGTACGAGGAAAACGGACTCACTCCTGATGACGTTTTCCAGCACCAACACTACACCATCATCACCCGTCAGGGAATCGAAAAGATTCAGGCGAAGCACAACATTCGGGTGAGGTTCGAGGTTGAGCACCACGACCCGTCGACGAACACGATTTGCCTTCGCGGGTACGCGTGGCGCGCGGACAAGCCTGACGACCGAATTCAAACCTTTGGTGAGGTCAATCCGAAAAACAACCGGAACGCCTATCCCTGGGCGATGGCCGAGAAGCGTACCCTGAGCCGCCTGGTCCTGAAGGCGGCGGGTCTGTACGCTGAAGGGGTTTTCGGAGAAGACGAAGCTGAGGATTTCGCCAAATCGAATCCCAGGAAGCGCGCGGCCGCAGGTTAAGTTTCATTCATTTCAGTTGGTTTTGGGCCGCGTAGACGACCGGGGGAACGCCCTCGGTCGTTTTTTTTTCAATTTTTTTTTCCAGTCGTACCAAGGCTTTCGGGACGAAATGAGAATTTTTTTTCGCCTCCCCGTTTTTTGAATGAACATATCGCCCTATCTTAGCACTGTTCAATCACTCAAACACACAGAACAAATGAAATTTCCAGCTGCAATCTCCGAAAGCAAGAAGACGCGCCTCGAACTCGAACAAGCACACTACGATGTGCACGGTACAATCGAGGGAATGACTGACTACGAATTCCGCGCAATCCCACTCAAAGCCGACTCTGAAGACGAGCGTTTCGAAAACACTCTCACGGCTGCAACCCTCTTCGACCTGGCTGACCGCATCGGATGCAGCGAGCAAGGTCTCCGCGAAAAGCTTCGCGCCGCATACAAGTCCAACTACCCTTGCGACCTCCTCACCACTCGCTACAAGGGTTTCGTGATTAGCTGCAACGTCGAAGCTTAAAAAAACTTCACCGGGACCGCCGGTCAAGGCGATTCCTGGTGTATATTTGAACATCAAACACACACAATGTCATGAAGCCATTTTTCTTCTTCATCACGCGTCACAACACCATCGTCGACGCAGCTCGATACGGAAACCTCTCCGCCCTGGGTTCAGCCCTCGGAACGAGCCACACCACCGCCGGAACGTACACCGAAAAACTCCGTTCCAAGTGGTTCGGAATTGAACGCGCCACGAAAGGCCAGAATGTCCTGAGCAGCTTCCGAGTTGTTCCGCTCGGAAAGCACAACGTTGGTCTCATCGTCATGGTCAACGACAACGCCGACCGTGACGACGCACGAGCCCTCTTGTCAAGCAACGGTTTCAAATTGAACAGCTGGTCATGAAGTTCGCGAAGTACAGAAAGAACCTCGAGAAAAAAGGGAACGGCATTTACAGCTACGGAACCCGCGTCGCAATCATTGAGGGAACTACACTCAAGCAGCTTGGGTGGTGGTCGACGACAACGCAAAAGCATATCAACTATGCAGCACAGGAGTGCGGCCTAAAGCTCGACAGAAATGGTCATTGAAATCCACACACCGTGGCACGGAAAATTGTGCCACCTCAGTTCATGGAAAGCGTTCCGCGGTTTCATGATTAAATGGGAGATGGACCGAGGTGAATTCATCCAGGCTTCTTGGGTCTACTGCAACGGTCGTCCAATGAGGTCGTGGGAGGCCATACGGATTGAAATGAAGCGCCATGGTTGAGCTCAGACGGATTGCCCTAACCCTCAAGCTGATTCAGCACACGGAGGCGACCACGATGGTCAGATGGATTCCCGAAGCGTACGGGTACTTCATGGCCGGAATGTTGACTGAAGCGGAGAGCAAGCTTCACCAGTTCGCGGGGTGCGGTACAATTCACCCGGTGAACCGGTCGAGGGCCTTCAGTGCGGCAAGCAAAATTGCCGCGCTTCAATGTCTAGACCGAGACGAATTTGAAAACCTAATTGAACAGTTCAGAAATGAAGAGAACGAAAATCAACCTTGACGGTTTCCGAGATGCGAAACCCCATGCCACCAAGGCGGAAAAATTTGGCCGAGAGCACGACCCAAAAAGTGGCGTCTCTGGCGAGTGGTTCATCGGAGCTCGCGTCGTGTGCGTGAGGCGAGATGACGAAGAGAAAACCCTGGTCCAAATCGGAACAACCAAATCCAGCGCGAAATGGATTGCGATGCAGACCGACCGACCGTGTTCGAGCCAGAAACTCCGCAGGGCTCTTAAGAACGGCCACCGTTGCAACGGATTTGTTGTGGAGTACAAAACCAAGCCCTAATGGATTTCGTCTCAAATATGGAGCCCAAAACGCTCCCAATCGTCCGAGAAGCTTTTGACGGCTTCGCCCGTTTCATCCGCATGCGCGAATCAATCCGAGTCCTGAAGGACAAGGGTGCCCCGCAGCCCTGGACCTACGACGAGATTCTGAAGGGGTATCACTTCACGAACATCCGGAGGGAAGACGACCGTGTTTCTCGGTTCCTGTTCGACGAGTGGTACCCACACGTGGTGAACCCGCGGAACGCGCGTCATGCGTGGGTCAAAATCATGGTCGCAAGGTTCGTCAATAACCCCACCTCCCTGAGAGAGATTGCCGACCTGATGAAGGACGAAAAATACCACGAGGCTTGGCTCGAACTTGAGGAGCGTGGCGAGGCCGGGAAAAAGGTTTTCCGGTCGGCCTACTTGCAGCCCGAAATCAAGGGTGTCCCTCGTCTGAAAAAAATCTTCGGAATATTCCTCCCGCAGCTTCTTGAAACCGATATCCGAACGGAGTCGATACAGGACTGCATGGAGGACCTGTGCCGAATCAAATACTTCGGTGAATTCATTGCCGGTCAGATGGCCCTTGACGCGCTCCACGTCGTCCCCGGTGAGTGGGCAGATGATTTCACTTTCGCCCCCATTGGGCCAGGCAGCACGAGGGGTCTGAATCGCCTCCGCGGTTTGCCCCTGACCAGGAAGCTGAAACGTGACCAGTACGAGCGTGAAATTGCTGAGCTGCACACATGCCCCGGCATGAACGAATGGAGGGCGTATGATTTGGAGCACGCCCTGTGCGAGTGGGACAAGTACGAACGAATTCGATTGAAGCAAGGTTCGTACAACCGGAAACGTTGACACCGCCCCATGATTTTTGAATGAACATCTCTGAACATTGAGACATGGAAACACCACAGAAAATGGTTGCCCAGGTTCTAGCAAAGGGCAACATCAACCAGACATCTCTCGCCAAGCTTCTTGGCGTGACCCAGGGAGCCGTGAACCACTGGCTCACCGGAGCAAACAATCCCTCCCGGACCAATATGGAGGCCCTTAAACGGCTCCTGAGGATTTTTGAGGTGAAGGACAAGGCAATTCAATCCGGAGTCTTTAATGGCGCCTCTAAACGCCCCGCAGGCGATTCCATTGCCATCCAGGCTCATCGAATCGTGAATGAGCGCGCCGAGGAGAAGGAACGCCAGTACGGGGATTTCCACACGACCATGCGACGTGCGAACGACATCCTCAATGCCATCATGAATACCAAGCTGCCCGAGCAGACCATGTACTTCGCGATGGTGGCTATGAAATTGGCTCGCGAGGGACACGCCCACAAGTCCGACAATTTGCTTGACGCCATGGCCTATATGCAGGCCCTCGAAAATCTTGAAAATGTGGTTGTCAGCGAATAACCCACCGGAGGCCTTCCGCCAGGCTTATCGCCTGGTCACCGACAACGGTGAACCGAACGAGGACACCCTGCGATTCACGGGCGTCGTCATTGAGGTCAGAAACCCGCTCGATTTCGAGGCGGGTCTCTGGCCCATTTGGCGCAAGTGGTCACAGCGGTATGTGGACCTCGAATGGAAGTGGTACGAGGCTGCAACACGTGACCCTGAGATGGTCGAGAAGGTCGCTTCAATCTGGACCAAAATGAAGGACCAGTTTGGCGAGGTGAATAGCAACTACGGGTGGCAGATGAAACGGGAAAACCAGTGGGCCACATGTGTCCGCGAAATCGTTGAATCCATGCTGACCGGAAAGGGCACGAGAAAACACGTCCTTTCAATCTACGACGGCAAAGAGCGGTGGCGCTACACGAAGGACACACCGTGCACGATTTCCTTCACCTTCGTTTTGAAGCGTGAGGGCAAGACGAAATTCAGGCTTGACCTGCACACGCACATGAGGTCAAACGACGTTTGGTACGGCCTCTGCAACGACCTCCCGGCCTTTGCCCTGTTTCAGTCCAAAATGGTGACCGACGTTCAGACCAAACTGCATGACATATGCAAGGGCGCTCCAACACCATACCGTGTCCGCATGGGCCGCCTGGTTCACTTTGTGGACGACCTCCATTTGTACAACGATTTCCTAGACAGAGACGAATGAAAAATTTTGAGACTCTCCTGAAGATTCAGGACACAATTCAACGAGACCATCAGGGTATGGATTCACAATCCATGACGATGGCAGAACGAGCTGACGAAATGATGCGCCAGCAGCAGTACCTACTTGACGAAATCACGGAGCTCATGACCGCACTCGGTGGACCGTTCGGAAAGGCTTCCTGGAAAAAGTGGAAGGCTGACCACGAAACAGTCAAAGACCTGTACGTTGAGGACCTCGATTCTGACGAGTGGAAAGAGGTGGTTTTTGAGTCTGCCGACGTGCTCATTTTCGTGCTCAACATTTTGGCCCTTGCTGGCGTTACTGGCGAGGAAGTTTTGCAAGCTGTGGAGGACAAGCAAAACGAGAACATTGAACGCTGGAAAAGTGGATATTGATGGTCGCCAAAAAACGAGCAGCTCTGTGCAGCCCTCCGCATCATTTTGTCGTTCTCTACAAGGGCAAAAAGGTGTGGGGGCCGCACACCCCTTACGCATGCATGAACTGGTACCACACAAAAGACCCAAGGCCCATGCATGACCAGAGCGATTTCAGCATTGTTCAGAGGCCTCTTTTGAAGGCCTCAGTGCATTTGCCTATCAAGGATGAAACCGTGCTGACCACGGCCGCCAGAATGAGCCACGTGAACCCACTGTACGGCGAGATGGAGTACATGAACAAGTGCTTCAGGAATCCAGAGAACGACGAGCAAAAAAGCATGGCGTCCAGATTTGCCGGGGTCATGGCCGAATTACAGGTTTGCGAGTCCATGCACGGGGTCTTCACGGACAGCTACAAATCCGCCAGTCCGGACAAGGGTTGGGACATGGAAATTCACGACCTGAAAGTTGACGTGAAAACGTCGTTCTGGTACAAGGACTCGTGGACCATCAAGAAGGAAAAATACGAGAGTGACATTTTGCTTTTCACCAATGTCCAGCTGGCTCCATTTCGCCAGGTTACGCTGCGCGGTTTTCTTGAGCCTCGAGAGCTGGTTTACTGTGACCGAATCAAGAACATGTGGCGTGTGACTTCATCAAAAATTCGACCGCTCAAAGACATGACAATTTGAGTCCAACGAACGAGGCAACCTAGGAAAGCTCGCGGGCGCGTAGTTTTGCAAAGAACATGAGTATCTTCACCCGCATTTTTGGAGGCAACAAAGAGGAGCGTTCATCGAGCGTCAACCCCGCTTTGTACTTCAACGCGGGAGGTGCGAATACCCGCGCCGGTTCCAACATCACTCCGAACGAATCTCTCAAGCTTGGCACAGTCTACGCTTGCGTTTCCAAAATCGCTCAAACCGTAGCGGCTTTGGACCGTTCTGTTTTCAAGGAAAACAAGCAAGGTCGTTCGGTCGTTGAGCACCCCGTTTCGTACCTCCTTTCCAACTACGCGGACAGGCACACCTCGTCCTTTGATTTCTGGGAAAAAATCGTTTCAGATTCCTTGCTGTATGGCAAGGGATATGCGTACATCGAAAGGAGCGGAACGAGGCCCACGGCTTTGGTCTGGTTGCCTGCCCAAAACGTCGAAGAAATGGACGCCCCGCAGGGAGCGACCGTGTACCAGTTTTCGCCGGAAAAAACAGGCCGCGTTGATGCAACGAATTTCAACTTCCTAGAGCAAGAGGTTCTTGTCGTTTCGGCGTTCCGTGGGATTAGCCCGATTGAGTACCACCGGGAGTCTCTTGGACTGTCAAAGGCGGCCCTTGAATTTGGGGCCAGTTTCTTTGGTTCTGGAGGCAATTTGAGTGGTGTCTTGTCTGTCGACAAGACTCTCACAGATGAGCAGTTCATGGCGCTCCAAAACGCTTGGCAGAACAAGTACCACGGCAAGAGCGGTCAGCACGCGACCGCAATCCTTGAACACGGCATCAAATACGAAAGAATCGGAATCCCACCGGACGATGCTCAGTTCATTGAAACAAGGAAGATGCAAGCCTCAGAAATCGCACGGATTTTCAACGTCCCTGCATCACTGGTCGGGCTTGAGGCGAACGTTTCATTCAGCAACGTTGAGCAGCAAAATATCTTCTTCGCATCGTACACCATTGCGCCACTCGTGAAGCGCATTGAAAACGAGCTGAACAACAAACTTTTCACAGAGCGAGAACGCAAGAGCATGAGTGTTGAATTTGACATGAGCTCTCTCCTCCGTGCGGACGCGGAGACGCGTTCAAATTACTATTCCACCATGCTCCGCGATGGCGTCATGACCATCAACGAGGTTCGCAAGATTGAGGGACTCAATCCGACCGAAAATGGTGACACCCATTTCGTTCCACTCAACGTCATTCCGCTCGGTAAAATGGACGGCTATGGCGACAAAATTTCGACTCCGTAACCATGGCCGATTACTACTATATCTTGAAGGTTATTGACTGCCGCGGGAAAAGCGACCCAGGCAAGAACCCAGCGAGGAGAGCACGCACTAAAAACACAAAGAACTCAAGTGGCAATTGGGTGCTTCGTTTTTCAGACCTCAACAGCACTGCGGCTTCGTCAAAAGTTCGATTCCTGGGCGAGGTTCAGGACCAGCTGTCACGAGCTCCCGGAATGGTCAAATATCTTGACCTGAACGCCCTTCTTGCAGCATTGACGAATTCGGCTACAACGACAAACGATGGGGTCACCACCGTGGGGCCATGGAGCCAACGTATTGGCAAGCGGTTTTTGCGCTACGAAATTGGCGTTTCGACTAGCAGCTATGGAAACGCAGAGGTGAACTGTACTGCCCACGACCTGGAATGAGTTTTTCGGACTATCCACAGAGCGCAACAAACGCGGCAAAACGCGCGTTGAAATTCAAGGAGGAAAACGGTACTTCTTGCGGCACCCCTGTGGGGTGGCAGCGAGCAAACCAGTTGGCCTCCCGAGAAGCTCTGTCGTTGTCCACCGTGAAGCGAACTTTCAGCTTCCTTTCACGAGCCGAAGTGTACGACCAGGGACGATTCACCGATGATGACGGCAAGGAAATTTGCGGGTCAATCATGTACGCCGCATGGGGTGGAAAAGCCATGCGCGGTTGGTGCAACAAAATCATCCGAGAAGAGGAGGAGCGGAACGAGCTCAACGAGCAGGCAAAAACCTCTCTCAAAAAGAAGGTCGAGGAACACAACGAAGAGTTTGGAGACAATCCCAAAAAGCGGGCCACTCTGGCCATGCTTTCGGCGGTTTACAAAAGGGGCATCGGAGCGTACAAGGGAAACCCCTCTTCTGTGCGTCCTTCGGTCAAGTCCCCGGAGCAGTGGGCATTTGCCCGAGTGAATTCATTTTTGTACGCCCTCAGGAACGAGCGTTTCCGTGGTGGAAAACACGACACAGACCTCTTCCCCAAGGGCCACAAACTTTCAAGCAGAAGCATGGACGAAAACAAAGAAATCCGAGTGACTACCGGGCTAGAGGTCCGGTACATGAATCAAGAGGACGAAGAGAAGCGCACGCTGTCTGGTTACGCAATCAAATTCAACGACGTCACGACGATTGGCGACCAGTTCCGCGAGCAAGTCACTTCGACCGCTCTGGAAGGCGTTGACATGAGCAACACGTTTGCCTTGTTCAACCACGACTGGTCAAGCCCTCTCGGGCGTGCTGGTCGCAACATGAATCTGACCGTGGACGACACTGGTTTGCGAGTTGACATTGACCTGCCCAATACGAGCATGGCGCGTGACCTCGCAGAGCTTGTCAAAAACGACATCGTGGGTGGCATGAGCTTCGGCTTCACCATCGCCGATGATTCATGGACACGAGACGACGAAATGCCCCTCAGGACCATCAACAAAATTGACCGTCTGTACGAGGTGACGTTTACGCCCATTCCAGCCTATCCGACCACGGAAGTGGCCTTGCGCAATCTTGAGCAAGCCACAGCCGAAGACGATACCAACGACATTCTCCAGGAGCTGCATGGAGACCACACAGAGGCTCAAACCTCTCCCCCTAGCCCAGAACAAGGGCCAGGCACCCCGGAGCCAAATATGGCGCCCCAAAACGCTCCAGAGGATAAACCCCTCGCCTTCACCAAGGTTGACGCCCTCAAATTCTTGTTGGACAACCAGGAATGAAATGCGAGATTTTCGAACCTTTCAAAATCCCCTGAATCATGAATTCAATTGAATTGATGGACAAGCGGAATGCAGCGCTCGAAGAGCTTCGCGGTTTGGTTAACCTGAACGGCGAAGAGTTTACCCCCGAGCAAAGCATCGAAGCACAGGAATTGCGCGACCAAATTTCTTCCCTGGACGCGAAGATTTCTGACCAAAAAATCAAAGAGGAAGAAACCCGTTCCAACCCCACCCCTCAACCCCGAAACGAGATGAAAGACATTCAAGCTCGCTACTCTCTGGGAAAGGCGGTCAAGGAGCTCGCTACTGGTGGGCAGTTGACTGGCCTGGAAGCAGAGATGCACCAAGAGGCCCGAAACGAGGCCGCAGCCCTTGGCATCAACAACACAGGAAACCTTTCTGTGCCCTCGATGCTTTTCCGTGAAAACACCGTGAACTCTGGCACGAACCAGACGGTTACCGCGACCTCTGGTCAGATGGTTCCTGAAATTGTGAACCAGCTCCGTCCGGACTCCGTTGTGGACAAGCTCGGTGCAACCGTTTTCCAGGCTTCTGGTTCTGTTGTGATTCCCGTTCAGACAGACCACATCGACGCAGGAAACACGACTGAAGCTGCTGACGTGACCGCTTCGGATTTCGACATCGTGAACAAGACCCTCGTGCCTGAGCGTGTGTCTGCCATGAACGAGTACAGCATGCAGCTCCTCGCTCAAAACGTGAACGCCATTGATGCGTTTGTGGTTCGCGACATCAACCGCGAAATGGGCATCGGAATTGATGACAAAATCATCACGAAGCTCCAGTCCGGTTTGACCGCAGATGCAACGAGCGCAGCTGAATTCGACATGGCTGATTTGCCCGCCCTCTGCGAAGAGGATTTGTTGGCCGCAAACGCGAGCGTGGAAGGTGCGAAATTCTTGCTCCACCCATCCGTTTTGCGTCGTTTGAAGCGTCTTTCTTTGGACGCTGGTTCTGGCCGCATGGCAGCTGAAGGAAACACCATCTACGGTTACCAGGCAATCGCCACGACCACCGAGATGACCGCGACTGAAATCCTCTTCGGAGATTTCACCGATTTGGCAGTGGCATACTGGGGCGGAATCGACGTCCTCGTTGACCCATACACGCGCGGCCACGCTGGTCTCGTTCGCGTCATCGCGAATGCCCACTGTGACGCAGCCGTTCGCCGCGCCGGTTCCTTCTCTTTCCGCACTGTATTGAACAACGCTTCGAACTACTAATTCGAAGGCGATTTGAAAACCTGAAAGGCCCTGACCCGAAAGGGTTGGGGCCTTTTGTTTTAACCTCAAAACCATGAGACAAACCATCAAAGAAACCGTGACTCCGGTTGACATCGTTTCGGTCCTCACAACCGGAGTGATTGAGAGTCATCTACGCGTGACATACAGTGCCGATTCATCGTACCTTGATGGTCTCGCAAAAGCCGCCCTGGCGGCGGTCGAAAAAGAGGTGAACGAAACCTTCGGACAGGTTGCGGTTTCGGGAGACAATTCCGAGTATGTGAACGAGTTCACGGTCCCCTATGAGGCGAGCCGAATTCGAGGCGTTGTGGTGGTCAATTACTACGACGAAACGGATGCAAACATTCCCATCGATACGGTGAACGTTGTTCAATCCACTCAGGGGTACCCCGCGGTCATTCAAATCAACCCAGATTTCAAGCCAACGGGAATCACGAAAAAGCGACCATACCACCAGACATTCAGCTTCACGATTGACCCTAAACCATTGCCCGAAGGGTTGAAGCAGGCGGTGCTCATGATGATGGCCCACTTCTACGAAAACAGGGAGGCTGTTTTGACCGGCCGAGTTGTCGAGCCGCCACTCGCTTTCAGGTTCCTCTGCGCGCAGTACAAGCGACCAGCTTTGCGCCAGCCGTACAACCCTGAATTCATCGTGCGATGATTGGCGCAGGAAAGCTCGACCGATTCGTGACCATTCGGGACGTCCTTGGGACTCAGGATGCGTTCGGCCAACCAGTCGAATCTTACCGCGACCTCGCGACCGTTCCGTGCCAAAAAGAGGACATCCTTTCGACCTCTTCAATGGAGGTCGAGGAAGCTGCCCAGGAGCAGACCAAAACCATCTCGAAATTCACCATCCGATACTACCCCGGATTGGAGGGCAAAATGCGCCTTCTGTTCGAGGGTGAGACGTACGAAATCGTGCGAGTTGCAGAGCGTGGCCGGAAGCGTTACACAATCATCTTGGCGTACGCCTTGAGCTCAGACGTTTTGAACTGATGGCGAAGGCGGTTGAAATGAAACTGACGGGCCTTCTGAAGGCGAAGGAACTGGTCAACATGCGTGGTGGTTATCGGGCCAAGCGTCGCGAGCTCAATCGTGAGATGCGAAGAGCAATGAGACCGGCCTACAACCGGATGCGTGCAAGGGCTCCAAAAGGTCCGACCGGAGCGCTCAAGAAATCCATTGCAACGACCGCCTTCATGACCTTCGATTCCATCAACGTTCGGACAGGCCCTCGCGTGCGTGGCCCGCGACGCGCGAGCTACGCGCATATCGTGGAACTCGGCTCGAAGGGCGGTGTTCGAGTGGTCAAAAAACCAGGTTCAAAGGGCTTCAGAATCGGACGCCGCAGGACCGACAAAATCAATCACCCAGGGACCAAGGGTGTGGGGTTCATCGAGTCGACCTACAACGACTCCATCAACACTGTTGTGCCGCGAGCCATTGCGGCCATCAAAAAAGTATTTCGTGTCTAATGCTCGACCTAGTCTATAAGCTCCTCAAAGACGACTCGAATGTGACCGGAGAGGTCTCGAGCCGCATCTACCCGTACATCCGTGAAAAGGACACCACAATGCCCGCCGTCATGATGGAATTTGTGGGAACGGAATTCACCATTCCGAAGGAAGGAATCTCCAAGGCGGACATGTACCAGGTTGAAGTGTTTTCGTACGCCAAAACCGCGACCGTTGCAATGCGCCTCGGGCACAAGGTTCGGGCGGCCCTGGTCAACAAGCCAGGGACGTACGACATGACCGGAGACGGAGGCTTTTCGTACGAGGTCCTCGAGTCACACATCCGACAGATGAGCATGGAGAGCGAAGCCGAGGGCCGTGTTTACGTCCTGGTTCAGGTTTTCGACTTCGTGGTGTCAGTCTGAGGAAGTTTTTTTTCGTCCTGAAAGCCCAGTAAACGCTGGGCTTTTTCAGTTTCCCGAAAATTTTTTTCCCGTGTTTCGTCGATTGAATGAACATATGCCCCTATCTTAGCACTGTTCAAACAAACAAACACACAGCATCATGCCTCAGTTTCAAAACGGTTACACGACGAGCAACGTACAGGGAAGCCAGTTGCAGCAAACAGAAACAAACGACTGCACTGTGCGAGCAGTAGCGAACGCCGCAGGAATCCAATACGACCAGGCTCACGCCCTCTGCAAAAAGTTCTTCAAGCGTCGTTTCCGCCAGGGCACATCCACTCGCCTTATCGTCACCGAAAGCCACAAGCTTTTTGAAACCATCGGATTTGAAGTTGAGAAGCGCACCGTTTCTGAGTACTTCGATTTGCGCGGCACCTGGGGCACCATCAACCAGTTCGTGAAGCGTCACCCCCGCGGACGCTACCTCCTTTCCGTTCGAGGTCACTCCCTCGCAGTTGTCGACGGTGTTGTGTACGACAACGCAAACCGCACCTCTGGCCGTCACCGTGTCTTGAGTGCCCGCAAGCTCACTCCGGTCGGAGCCACTCAGGAGCCCATTGTTGAGGCCAAGCCCAAGAGCAAGCGAGTGAAGTTCACCATCACCAAGGACGGTGTGACACACTCCGGATTGACTCCGAAGCAGGTGTTCGGAATCGTCGGCGGAAACCTGGCGAGCGTGCAATCCATCTGCGCAAAGCGTCGCCCTCAGGTCTACGGTTGGACCCTCACTTTCGAGTGAGGTCCACCGGCCTCCGAAAAAAAATCTGAAAAAAGTTCCCCTGTTTCGTCGAAGGGTAGAACAAGTTGCCGTATATTTGAACATCAAACAAACACACAGCATCATGCAACGCACTCCAAAATCTTTCGCCCAGTCAGTCGCTAACACAGCAAAGGACTACGCTCGTGACTACGGTATGAACACCAAGGATATGGTTTGGGACGTGGTCAAGGAATACGGCTGCGACCTGGGTTGGTCTGACAGCGACCGCAACGACGTCTACAAGGCAGCTCTTCAACTCCTCTGAAAAAAAAATTCACCCTCTTCGTCGAAGGGTAAACCAAATCGACGTATATTTGAACATCAAACAAACAAGCACACAGAAATTATGGCTTCAATCATTCTCCCTCACGGTCGCCTGAACCTCGAAACAGGAATCTCTCAAAAGCCCGGCAGCTACTCGTTCGACGTTATCGAATGCGACAAGAACGGCGGCTGGCTCGAACTCTGGAAAAGCGACACAGGAAAGTTCAAGGTCGTTCGCACCTGGGTCGGAAAAGACGGCGAACCCTGGAACAAGCCTGGCGACCGCACCGAATTTCGTCACGACCAAACTCGTCGCATCATGAAGGGTGTGTGGACCCTCAAGGGTTCCACCCCGGTCGAGAACATCGCCCTGATTCAGAAGCACACAGGGAAGCGCGTCCTGGACGTGGCTTGCTACAAGTGAGAAAAAAAAGTTTGCCCCTTTCGTCGAACGATAAAGATGTTGCACGTATATTTGAACATCAAACAAACAAACACACAAATCTTTTCATCATGAAAAATTTCAATTCCATCGCAGCAGCAGCTGCAGCCCTCGAAGTCAAAGCCAACACCCTGAGCAAGCAGCTCAAGCGTCACGGCAACCAGGTCGAAATGTTCGACCAGAAGGACCGAGAAATTCTGGTCAAGCGAAACGACGACAACACCGTTTCTGTGACCCTGGTCAAGCAAGCGCCTGCGAAGCCTAAGGCGAAGCGCAAAGAGTTCGTGTTGCCAAGCCACCACGTTCACACACAGAAGACCGACCCACGAATGAGCCGTATGGCCGGTGAGGAGGTCGCCAACGAAAGCCGCGAGCCTGGAATCTACGTGACCACCGCGGACGGAGCTGAAGGCATCTTCCACAACAACACGCTCGCCGCAGCGTTCGGAGCCTGCACCGTTTCTCGTGTCTCTGAAATCCGTCGTGCAACCAAGGTGCGTCAGTTGGACGCGGGCGGTTCCTTCACCGTCACCCTCAAGAACGGAACGACCATCTCAATGGTTCGCCTCGATGAGGTCGTGTGGATGCGCCGCACCAAGAAGACCGGCGAAGCTGCCGAGTAATTCGATTCTCCCTCTGTTGAACTGAGAGCGGGCCGCTAGGCTCGCTCTCTTTTTTTGCCCATACTGTCCCAACTCTCGTAAAAGCACACGGAGCCCATAGGAGCTCCATATCGAGTCCGGAGCATTTCACCTAGCGTCTACCACTCCAAAATCATCCGAGCTCACGTATGGAGCCCGAATGAGCTTCAAATGAACACCGCTGCCCTGTGTCTGGGTTGCGGTTTTGTTTCTTGTGGTCATGAGTATTTCACCACCGAGATGCGAGACCTGTGACGGCTCAGGCGAGACGGGTCCGCACGGCTGGGAATATCCGGAGTGGCACACGTGCACCGCGTGTAACGGGTCAGGCGTAGCGCGCGACGAGGACGCGGAGTACGATGCCTGGAAGGATGACCAGCTTTGACCAGGAGCCCATAGGAGCTCCATATTGAGCCCGGGTGTGTTTTGGCTGCCTAGCAGTAGCCCAGACCATCCGGGCTTCCCTATAGCACTCCAAAATCGTCCAGAGCAATGTTGTTCGAACGAAGCCGCGGTTCACGTATGCGCATGAGGTACTTTCGCAAAGACGTCGCTTCTCATCCCCAAAACGAAAGACCATGGCAACAATTCACGGTAACGCTCTCGGCATCTACGTGTCCAACACGGCTGGAGACCTCACCGCCCCTCTCGACCCAGACAACGCGGAACTCGTGGCATGCAGCACGAACGCAACTCTGAGCCTCTCAAACGCAACCATCGAAACGGCTTGCAAGAAAGACACCTCGGGTGTTCTTGACGACGCCTCCGTGCGTCACACAATCCCCGGCCAACAAACCTGGAGCATTCAGGTTGAGGGCCTCGTTGAACTCACTGCCCCCGCAGCTACAGCAAACAACTTCCAGAGCCTCCTGGAAATCGCCAAGGACCGCGACGACATTCTCGTTGTGTTTTCCGACCGTGTTGCAGGCAACTACGAGTACTACGGCTTGGGCTTCATTTCCTCGATTGAAATCTCGGCTTCTGTCGACGACTTCGCAACGTACAGCTGCACCATCGAAGGAAACGGAGACTTGACTAGCGCTGCGCACACGTAAGAGCTAGCCCTTTCTGAACCCATAGAAGCCCGCCACTGAGCGGGCTTCGTGGGCAGGAAAAATTGATGAATATGGACAACACTCTGCGTGGAGCTTTCGAGCTTGAACTTGATGGCAAAAAAATCTCGTGCTTGCTCAATCTGAACGCGTTCAGAATCCTGACTCAAAAATTTGGTGTGAAGCTGGCTGACCTGGAAAAGGACATGTCAGAAGACCCGCTGGAAATCATGCCGCAAATTGCATGGTGCGGGTGCCTCAATTCTGCGATTCGAAAGCAGGAAAAATTTGAGGTCGATTTCGACTGGTTCGCTGCGGTCCTTTTGGACGGGCCGGATGCCATTGAGCAACTGACCGAACGAATCACAGAAGTCTTCGCCCCAGAGAGCAAGGAGACTGAGGGAAACTGAGGGGCCCGAAGAAGGAGCTCACCTGGTCGGATTTGTACCAGGTTGGTTTGTCTTCGGGCTTGCTCCCGGACCAGTTCTGGGACATGACTTTTCGTGAGCTTCATTTCTTCACGTCAAGCACCCTCGAAAACGAGAAGCTCGAATGGAGACGGCACAGCTATTTGCTCGCTCTTCTGGCTAACCAGCACAGAGGCAAAGGCAAGCAGCCTGCCAAACCAGACGACTTCTACCCGTTCGATACCACACCGGAATTCACAAAGGAAGACCTGGATGATGTAGTTGCCCACTTGAAACGACCCAGAAACGAAAAAACCTGATGGCAAAACAGAGCCTTCTTTCAATCATTCTGCGGGTCAAGGCAAAGGGCTTTGACGCAGCTCTAATCCGTGCGGGAAAATCTCTCGAACGGTTCGGCTCGAAGGCTACTGCCGCGGGCAAGACTTTGACCACTTCCCTGACGGCTCCTCTTGCTGCCGTCGCAGCGGTTGCCGGGAAGACCGCGGTTGACTTTGAATTTGCTCTTGCGAAGGTTCAAGCTGTCAGCGGTTTCACGGCCGGTGAAATGGGAAAACTCGAGGCCCAAGCTAAGGCGCTTGGAGCTTCAACAAGCAAGTCCGCTTCGGAAGTCGCTGGGCTACAACTTGAGCTTGCGAAGCTAGGCAAGAGCCAGGGCGAAATTGAAGGCATGACGGAGGGCATTCTGTCCCTCGGTATTGCGTTCGATGAGGAGCTCGGTGTTGTGGCCGCGGAAGTAGGTGCAACCCTCAACCGTTTCGGACTTGATGCGAGCAAGACAAATGGCGTCGTGGACGTCATGGCCAAGGCCTTCGGTTCGTCAGCTCTTGACCTGGACAAATTCAGCAACGCAATGGCCAAAGCGGGACCGACCGCAAACGGCCTGGGAATCTCTCTTGAGGACACCACCGCAGCGCTCGGAGTTCTGGTCAATAACGGTATCGACGCAAGCACCGCGGGAACGGCCCTGACGAAGGCAATGACGACCCTCGCAAAGAAGGGGGTTGAGCCGTCAAAAATTCTCGGAACCCTGTTCAACGGAGGTCTCTCTGTTGCGGAGTCGTTTGAGCTGTTCGGAGACCGTGCCGGCAAAATCATTCCGGTCCTCCAGGCAAACGGTCAGCAGTTCGATGAACTGTCCACCAAACTGTACAACGCAGATGGTGCCGCGGCAACCGCACGTGCGACCCTCGAGAACACCGCACAGGGCGCACTCGACCGGATGCGTTCCGCAATTGAAGCGGCAGCCCTTTCGCTTTCAGAATTCTTGCTTCCCGCAATCGTCCAAGCAGCAGACTTCATCGGCGGTTTGGCAAGCAAGTTTGCGAGCCTCGACACAGAGACAAAAAAGACCATTCTGAAGTTTGCCGGAATCGCTGCGGCCATCGGCCCAGCCTTGCTCGTCGTGGGCAAGTTCTCCGGACTCATCGGAACCCTCCTCCGTCTTCTCCCGTTGGTGACTGGTCCGGTCGGGTTGGTTGCCATCGCGATTGGCGCGGCCGTCATTGCAATCATCAAAAATTGGGATGCGGTTGTGGCCTACTTCCGTGACGGACCTGGAGCCACGTTCTTGGACACTCTTCTGGGCGTTGTTGAAACCGTCATCAACGGCATTGTGTTTGTCTTCTCGGCGGCCATTGACATGATAATTTCGTTCTGGAATACGTGGGGCGAAACCATCACAAACATTGTCGTCGGAGTCGTCAATGGACTGGGCGACATTTTCGGATTCCTGTTCGAGGGAATCGGCAGCCTGTTCGCTGCCTTCAAATCCGCATTTGAGGGTGACTGGTCAGGCATGTTCAAGAACCTCGGAAACACTCTCATATCGTCCCTTCAGTTTATTGTCAGCACACTGTTCAACGCGTTCGGCGTCATCGGCGGATTGGTCGACGGCGTTCTGGAAAAATTTGGCGTGGACAGTGGAATTCAGTCCGCCCTTGACGGAGTTGAAAAGAACGTGACCGACTTTCTCGAGGGATTGAAATTTGACGTCGAGGAAACTGAGAAATCCGTATTCAGTCTTGGTGAAACCTTCAGCAAGGTCATGGGCATGTTCTCGGGCTCTTCTGGAGGCACTGGAGGAGCTCAAACAATCGACTCAGGCGTTGAGCCAGGAACAGGTGTCGGAGGCGATACAGGAGGCGATTCTGGAAGCGCCATCGAATCGGCCGAAACCTACAACGGAATTCTGGAGGAAACGAAGACCCTCGCGGAGCAAGCCGGGGAGGCCAGTTCACAGGCGTTCGCGAGCTTGACCGACGGGCTAGCGTCTGCCATTGTTGAAGGCGAAAGTTTTGGTGAGACTTTGAAGAATGTTTTCAAGGGGCTCCTCAAGCAGCTTTTGTCTCTCGCAATCTCCTACGCAATCACCTCTGCGCTGAGCCCACTTGACCCGGCCAACCAGGTCACAGGTGGTGCAGCTGGCGCGGCCAAAGCCGCAGCAGCTCCGGCCATCGTGAAAGCCTTCTTTGCATCGCTCCCGAAGTTCGCCCAAGGTGGTGCGGTTACGGGGCCAACCGTGGCCCTCATCGGCGAGCGCCCCGGGTCTCGCGGTGAGTTCGTCATTCCGTTCGAACGCCTTGGCCAGTTCATGGACATGGCGGGGGCTGGTCAATCTCAGACCGTCAACGGCCGCATTTACGGTGACGACATCTTTCTCTCAAACGAAAATTCAGACCGCCTTTTGAGCCGTCGCAGAATCATCTCATAATGACAATTGACTACTACGACGGGACAGCCTATGCGCCTGGCGCAAACACGAGTGGGTGGGTGTGTCGTCTTCGCTCTCGTTTCACTGATTCCACCGGAGGCGTTTGGGTCGTTGAAATCATCGACAACCAATTGTCCCCGAGTGGGTTTTCGTGGAGTGCCGCCTCGCCTGAACCATTCCAGCTCGGGCCGGATGGTTTCACGTGGAAAATGGACGGTAAATCCGACACGTTTCAAGTAGGGGCAATTTCGACCGAGGTCACTTTCGATTTGATGGTGACGGACACGAAGCACGACCAGATTTTGTCGGTCATCAAAGGAGCCCAAGACATGCGCTTCGGGGTGGCCATCTACACGGTCAACGGACAGGTCTCAAGCGGGGCTGGTTACGTGCGTCCATTTTGGTTTGGATTGATTTCCCACGAGGGAATCAATTGGGGTCCGTATACGCACCCCGATTCAATCCGTATCAAGGCGCATTGCGGTCTCTCCCTCCTGAACGACATCGAGTACGCACAACCAGACGGCCGGCCGTACGAGGACACGCAGAATGTGGGCACGCACTTGCAGCGCATTTTCAACAAGATTCCGACCCACACTTTGTGGGGCTGGAAAGCCAATGGAACCTATACCCAGCTTTCAGGAACATCGGACTACGGTGAAGGCATCTTCACGCATTACCAATGGATTGCCGACAAGGACAAGCATTTGTACGGCGCAAGCAACACCTTGGAGAAGTCTGTTATTGGCTTCACGAAGTGCGATGCTTCGGCGTTTTTGGAGATTGACCGGGAGGAGGATATTTTTGGTGGAGACTACGTTAGCACGGAGAACTCCAGCTGCGCGGAAGTGCTCAAGCATATCCTGTCCGTTTTTCAGATTCGAATGTTCCAATATGGTGGAACATTCTTGGCTCATTGTCCATGGCAAACCGGACAATCCACATACGTCGGGAGGTACCAATATGAAAAGCTCAACGACACCATTTTCACGGCCACTGAAGACACTGTGACCGAGACCCCGTTGTATGCCGCTGGATTCGAGCAAGCGGCTGGCGTGAGGGACTCGTTTTTGTTCCCTGTTCGACAATCGAAAAGCGTCCACAAAAAGGGCGGCGCGAGAACAATTTTCACGAGGCCTCTTCTCGAAGTTCGGGTGTACCCAGCGGATGGCAATGTATACACGAACGGGGCTCTGCCAGAATTGCTCAATTCGCCAGATGCAACTGTTGAGCCGGGGACATCCATAAGCTTGACCGGTGACTTGCGAATTTGGTCGCTCGGATTCGGCTCTGCTGGACAGAACTACAACATCGATACGGGCATGATTGGAGCCAAGCCCGTGATGCAGTTTGAAATCAAGGTGGGACAATACTACCTGAAGCGTGATTTGGTCATGTCTTCGACTGGTTACAACATCCACCGAACAGCTGCCGCTGACTTGACGTATAAACCCCTCGAACAAAGCGGCGCGGTTGAATGGACAACGACTCCATCGACGTACGATTTTGTCATGCCATTCCCTGGTTGCAACGAGGAGCCGGCGGTGTACAATTTCAACTCTGGTGGAACGGAGCAAACCGTTGTTGGAGGGCTTCACCTGGCACTCGGAAACAATGACCCATTCCGATTCAGTTCGGGCTTCTTGGGAGACGGCACACAGATGAGCGAATGCCACGCGAATGTCGCGTGGGTTTTGCCCGCCGTGCCGCAGCAAGCAGCAGACCACGTGGGGGTTCAATTTAGGGCTTCCATGAAGTACATGTTCAGGGACGGAAATAACACCTTGAACATTGGTCCGACCTCCAATGGTGGGCTTCCTGGTTTGATTGGTTACACCCCCGGAACCATCACGAATTTCAGACTGTTCGCTTCAACTCATGACGACCCTGATGCGGACGTGGTTTTCACCTCTGCAGACCAGACGAACTACAGCACGCAATTGACGTGCACAAGCATCCTAGGCGACAAGTACACCGACCAGAATCTGGGTGTCCTCAAACTGGACGACGTAAACAACCCCGGAACAGTCACGCCAGCCGACCAAAACTGGGTGACCTGGGGAGACACCTCCGCGAACGGAAGACCTCTTCACCAGCTGATTGCTCGAGAAAATCTCTTCATGCGTGATGAGACTCTTCGAACCAGGAAAGCCACGTTTGTCGGAAAGGTGCGAAGTGACCACCGCGCCTTCAACCGAGTGTCCCACACGTACAACTCCGGATTGATTTCGTTGTTGCCCCCGACAAGGCTCGTCAGCATTGTCGATGAGGCTACCTCTTCGAACCGTCAATGGTACATCATGAACATGGGCTTTACGGCCGCTTCACAGGTGTACGATTGCGAGCTTGCTTTGCTGGCCACAACGGGGGGAACAACCAACCCGGTTGACGATGACACAAGGCCCTTCGGATTTGACGGAGAAGGGCCTGGAACATCGGGCGGTGACTCATCCAACCCGAGCACGGACATTGTGCCCGTCGGATTGTCCGACAATTTTGGTGGAACAGTGACCACCGGAAACGACATTTCTTTCGTCAAGTTCAAGACGGATTTCATGTCCATCACTCAGCCCGTTGACCTCGATGATGTGGAGACACAGGCGAACCGAATCAAAGGCGTTTCGACTAGCCCTGCAACGCCACTCCTCTTGAAGGTCGATGTAGGCGGAAACTTCGGAACCGTAGCGGATGGAAACAATGGCGAAGTGCTGTCAACAGACGGCAGCGGAAACTTCAGATTCGTTCCTCAAACCGGAGGCGGTGGAGGTCGGAAATTTCTTGTCACCCATTTCACTCGTCCAAACCTGAATCTTGCTCGAGGGACATTGTACTACGGTCACACCACGGAGGGCTGGGCAAGCCGCGCCTGGAACCTTTCGACCACAACGCCCACAACTATTTTGGGGCGCTATGCGGGGAGTTGTTTCACGCTACCAGAGGATGCGACTGTAATTCACCTCGATGGATTCGTTTTGCCTGAGACAGCTCGTGACAACATCACGATTGCTTTCTACCATGGCTCTCCCATTGGAACCACCCAAAATTTCAGCCTGGTTCGGGTGCAATCCCAGACCGTTACCGTCGCAACAAATGGCGTCGCATACCCATTCTCGTATCGAGCAACGGGCTTGAACATCCGCAAGGGTGAAACCTTGTGGCTTTTCATCGGCCGGCAAAGCCCAACGACCGGCAACGCGTTCACCCAGTTTGGCTTCACAATCACCTACGAATGACACATGAAAATCTCCTCAACATTTTTGGCTTCAGCTGGTCAATGCTGATGCTCTCGGAATGCATCACCTGGACGCTTGGTGTTGTGACCGGAATCACCCTCATTTGGATGAATGTTGAACGAGCCCTGAAGGCTCGAAAAGAACGAAAAGAGAATGGACAGAACAATTGAAAAAATCATCATCCATTGCAGCGCGACAAAACCGACCCAGGACATCGGAAGCCGAGAAATCCGTTCGTGGCATTTGGCAAAAGGATGGAGGGATATTGGGTACCATTTCGTAATAAGGCGAAATGGAAAAATCGAGCTCGGTCGGAGTCTCGACGTGCGAGGCGCACATGCGCGTGGGCACAACGCGACAAGCATCGGAGTGTGCTACGTTGGAGGGGTCGACGAAAAGATGAATCCTGAAGACAACCGAACGGCCGAGCAGCTGCGCAGCATGCAGCTCCTCGTGAGCTTGCTCTGGGCAATGTTCCCGGACGCAGACGTTTTGGGCCATCGTGATTTGCCCGAGGTCACCAAGGCTTGCCCATCGTTTGATGTGAAAACCTGGCTCGAAGCCATTAGGAGCTCATAAATGGACCCGGAGGCAAAGACCTATAGGAAACCACTCAGAGAAACAAAGGTTGGGAAATGGCTATCCCGAAACGCTCCAGACGTTCTCCAGGCCGCTGGTGAACTCACCCCGGTCGGAGGTGGTGCACTGCGCTTCATCGCAGACAAAATCCAGAAGCGAGCGGAGCTGACTTCTGAAGCCCTCGAAGAGTGGGACCAGATACACCGTGAAGCACAGGTGGAAATCACGAAAAGATGGGAGGCGGATATGGCATCAGATTCGTGGCTTCCCAAGAACATTCGCCCAATGACTTTGGTGGTCCTTTTGCTGACCTTCCTGGTCGTGATTGTGGTGGACTCAATCGACTCAATTCCGTTCAATGTTTCGGAGTCCTACGTGTCGATGCTTGAGGTGCTCATGACAACCGTTTTCACGGCCTACTTCGCAGGCCGTACTTATGAAAAAATTCGACGATGAGTGAAGACCAAATACAGCAGCGATTTGTCCGCCTCCTTGACCGCCTCAACGCGACTCAAAAGGCGGGCATTCTTTTTTGCTCAACTCAAGGCGGGATGCGCATGCGAATCGGTCAGGCCAGGAAGATGGTTCAGGGCGGTTACAGGAAGGGCATTCCTGACCTCCTGATATACACCCCGAACCGAGGATTCAGCGGCCTCGCTTTGGAGCTCAAAACCGAGAAGGGCAGACCCTCAGCGG